AAGAAATACAAGCAGAAGTAGAAAGAATTCTTACTACTGACGGCAGAACCAAAGTATTTAAGGAAAAACTTAAGAAACTTGGTTATGTCAAGGCAGCCAAAGATGCAAACCAGATCATGGAAAAGATCGGTGATTTTGGCATGATGTCAGATGCAGGTAATAAAAAGATTGCTCGTGCTGTATCACAAGCAAAGAATGAAAAAGATTTAAAGGCCAAAATAGAGAAAATCTCTACAATGGCTGGGGGTAAATATTCAGAGGCTAGTGAAGATGAAGTTTACCAAAGAGCCTTAGATGCGATGCAAAGCAAAGCAAAAGGGGTACAAAACAGACCAGACGCTAATGTTCTTGTTCAGTTGAGAAAATTCAAAGACATTACCAAAGATGGTGAAGTCAGAACAGACGATATGAAGAAGGTCAAAGTGAAAAGGTCAGACGCCGTTAAGGTTCATGACACATTAATGAAGGTTAAAGCACCGATTCGGGATAAATACCTTCAACTATTACAGAAAGATAAAAATTCTTTCAATAAAGTATTTAATGCAGTCTTAAAGATTGCTAATCAAAATTAAGGGAGAAAAAAATGGCATTATGGGGAGTATCGGACGCAGACGAGTCCAAACCAAAATATCTATCAGATGCTGACAAAAAGAACTGCATAGCCAAACCAGAAGGTTGGGTTCTGAAGAAGACAGTTGGTTCAAGAAATCTTGAAGAGATTCTAGTCGCTACTGGTGCAGACCTTGCTGTTGGTATCGGTCAGGCAGACATTACTGAAATCGATTTTGTCTCTACATCTTTTGATAAATCAGAAGGTGGAACACTATCAGTTAAAGTATTCTTTAACGAGAATGTAACTGTTTCAGGAACACCACAATTAACGGTTGTTAATGACAACAATACAAACCACACATTATCATATGCAAGTGGTTCAACAACTAACGAATTAGTATTCGAACTTGCAATAGGGGCTAATAACGCCGCTACAGATGCAGGTGACGAACTAAGTATTGGTGCAAACGCAATATCGTTAAACGGTGGAACTATTGTTGACACAGCAGGTGGTGGTAACGCAACTATCACAAATAGCGGTGCAATAGGAACAGCAGCTGGCACAATTACAGTAGCTGCTTAATAGAGAGAGTTTATGAAAACTAAAGTATTAGGATCAGAAGCCGCTTGCGGAACTTCTACAACTAACGGATCAAATTTTGGCAGTGCCACAGTTGTAAGATTATACAACAGTGGTACTACTGCTAGACTCGTATCAGTAGAAACAAGTGCAAACGCACTGATCGGAACATTTACACTAGCAGGTGGTAAAACAGAATTTGTTCAGAAAGATGCAAGTGATGAAATCTTTGCCGCTCATGCAGAGGTATTAGGTGTAGGTGTTGCAATAACAACATAGGGAAGATCATGAAAAGTTTTAGAGAATATTTAGAAGAAAGTCACAACGCTATCGGCGGTGCAGGTCTATCATCAAACAAGATACCATATGATATCGAAGACCCAGCAGTTAAGAACGCCATCAATGCAGTATTAGGACATACAGCAGTTAGCGAATTCATGAATCCTCACGCAGCTATCGGGCAGATAGAGGCAAAATTAGGCCGTTTGGGTCTATCCAAGGTAAAATCCGTTGGAGATATGGGCGAAGTTCAACACGAAGAGTTTGCTGACTCTGGTGAAATGAGTCTACAATTCTCAGCAGGAGAAATCGTAGGTAAGTCTGTCGATACTCCAATGGACGAACTTGATAAAGAAGAAAAGATTTTTGAAGTTGTAGTCAAGTACGAGAAACTTGAAAACAACATGTTCAAAGTCTACGGTTCATTAGTTTAATTGATTGCACCTATATACAGGTGCAACAATTAAATTTTATATTATATTATGGGTCTTTTTGACAAAATCACAGCAAAAAATTTTAACGCCTATGCAATGAAGCATTACGATGATCCTCAGTGTGAGGACATGGAAGACTTCTTTGAAGACATAAGGCGATTTCGATATCTCAAACGATTACTACATCGTTACCATGATCTTGGCGAACTCAGAGAACGCCTAATGTTAAATCACATTATATGTTTATTCAATGTCTTTGGATTTGAGGCTTGCATGAGAATGTTAAACTTCAAGATCAAAGAGAAAGAACATTGGTCATCAATCAAAACTATGTTATTATATCTAGAGTATATCGATGGATCATGGATGCCAGATGTGTCAATTGACATGAAATTAGCACAAAGACTCCGTGACCTATAATTAAAAAGCATAAATAGTCTTATGGTCAATAGAGTAGTAGACAGTTTAATCGTATTCAGGATTCTTAAGATGTTGACAACACCTTTCAAGAAGACACCTGCATACAAGTTCGGGTTCATTGATGAGAGAGGTAATCGTATCAAGACATTACCTGACCCTAATAATAAAAATGTAAAACTCGCAAACAATCCTGTCACTGCTGATGAAAAGAATTCACTCACACCACTTCATAGACTAGTATTCAATCTTAAAAAAATCATAGAGAAAGTACCATTTGGTAAATCTGCCTTCGCCTCGTATGCAGTTGCATTATTGTTACTGAAAGAAAATACAGAGATGACAGATGATCAAATGGAAGAACTATTTGAAAAGTTCTACAGACAACTCAAAGAAGATGATAAGATCAATGCAGATATGATCAGTGAGAGTATGGGTGTAGGTAAACTCTTTCAAGATAGACCATACAGATTACGAAGACAACTAAAACAAAACTTTGATTACGAAGAATGTAATCATAAAGTTTATCCAGAGAAAACAGAAATTGTCAATGTGACAGAACATGGTGCAGGTTACGGTGTCATGGTCTATGAAGGTTATATCGGTGAAGACAAAGTTCTGTTCACAGCAGAAGATGTTTATTGAAGAAATTACAAAGATAGATACTCTTACATTTGCCCCACAGGTAGATTTAAAGAGAGCCAAATACGAAAAGATAGAAATCTTTGAAGATGGTTGGCAAAATATAGTTCTTCCTAATCCACCTGCAAACTCATCTAGAGAAACTCAACAAGAAATTAAAAAGATACAGGCAGAATATAAGAACGCCTCAGATGATGATAAGTTTGCATATAATATGTGCGATGAAGATGCATCTTATTACATTAAAGAAGTACTCAACGAGAATGGTATAGATTACAACGATGATACTATCGAGTACATAGAACAACAATGTCGACCAGTGATCAAACATTTTAAGAATCATTATAATCGACCACGACCATATCAGATTGCAGAAGCACTCAATATACCATTCGAGAGATTCAAAACAGGTACAGCAAAGACACCATCATATCCATCAGGTCACACTGTACAACCATATGTTGTCGCAAATTATCTTACTAAATTATACCCACATCTCAAGGGAGATTTAAGAGATGCCGCTGACATTTGTGCATATGGAAGAGTGATAGCTGGATTACATTATCCAAGTGATTATAGGGCAGGAATTATTCTTGCAGATGGCCTATCTCACTTTCTAAAATATGATCAATTAAAAGAAGATGCACCTGTAAATTCTACAGGTTCAGCAGTTTCTACAGATCACCCTTTAGTGCATAGTAAAAAGATGTATCGTAGAGATAACGAAAAATACACAAAAGCACTTCAAAATCTTCTAAAAAGAAGATATAATTAATACTATATGTTAAAATTTCTTAACTACTTAGCCCTACTTACCTCTTTAGTAATTGCAGGTATAGCGGCTTACTTCTCAATTATAGGTATGGCAACTATGTTTGCAGGTGCATATATTGGTACAGTAGTTATGATGTCTGCTCTAGAAGCAGGTAAACTAGTAACGGCCGCTTATCTACATTTGGCATGGGAAAGACTAAACTATCTTAAATATTATCTACTCGCCTCAGTTGCAGTATTGATGTTGATCACATCACTTGGTATATTTGGGTATCTATCAAAGGCAAATATAGAAGTGAATCTAGTAGGTGATGGTAACAATCTAGAGTTATCAATCTTAGATGTTCGTATTGGTGCAGAAGAAGATAAGATAACAAGACTACAAGAAAGACTCGCAGGACTCGACCTGGTCGTTACCACAGGGCGTCCACAAGACAGAAACTATATCAATAGACAACAGAGAGACGAAAGGGCTCAGATCGCTGAAGACATCGATACCTCTGTATCATTGATAACTCAGTACACTGAAGAAAAACTTCCTATTCAGAGAAGACAACTAGAACAGGACTCAAAGATAGGACCAATCAAATATGTAGCAGAAGTGATCTATGGAGAAGAAGATGTTGTCAAGTATCTTGACAACGCTGTCCGCTGGGTGATTTATGCGCTAATATTCGTATTTGATCCATTGGCTGTCCTGTTATTAGTCTCATCAACAGGTATGATTGCTCGTAGAGTAGAACAAGAAAAGCCTAAAGTTGTTGAGAACAGATATGTTATTCAAGTTCCCAAAGATAAGATGAAAAACATACGAAAAAGGGACTTACAAAAAGACTAAAATCATGTTATCATAGTATTCTATGCTATGGTTAGAACGAAAATATTTGTCTATGGTTATGTCAAACTTGGACATGGCCAAATGGATCAATGACAACACACTAAATCACAGATGTCCTTACTGTGGTGACTCTCAGAAGAACAAGTATAAGTCTAGAGGGTATCATTTCAACAAAGAACAATCATTTATCTACAAGTGCCATAACTGTGGCAAGACAACATCTAGCATCAACTTTTTGAAAGATAACTTTCCTATGATTCATAAAGAATACTTGAAAGAATGGTTATCTGAACAAGGTAAAAAACCAGTACAAAAAATGCCAGATTCTTCAAAATTTAAGTTCACCCCACGGACAGATTTTCTAAATACAAGTACAGATGATTTGAAGTCAGTTGCTGTGAAAGTAGTAGACAATGCTCAAGCAAGAAACTACTTACTAGATCGAAGTATACCTGAGTTCATGATGAAAAATATCTGGTTCGTAGAGAACTCCGAAGTCTTGTCTAAACTACATGTTAAGTATAAAGACAGAGTATTAGGCACTGATCCTAGAATCATCTTGCCATTCTATAATGAGAATGGGAAACTAATTGGTGTGACAGGTCGAGCAATCAATGACTCGCCTTTACGATATCTAACTATGAGGTTTCAAGATGGTGTTCCACTCATCTTCAACTTAAATAATGTGGACAAAACTAAGACAATCTATGTGACAGAGGGACCTATAGATAGTCTATTCCTACCAAACAGTATTGCAGTAGCAGGTAGTGACTTTAAAAAGATAAGCGAAGATATAAAAGAAAATGCGATACTTATTTACGACAACGAACCAAGAAACAAACAAATAATAAAGAAGATCGAAGAAGTTATTGGTCTGGGTTATCGTGTCTGTATTTGGAATGACAAGAGAGTAAGTCAGTTCAAAGACATTAATGATATGATCAGAGGTGGTTTGTCGGAACAAGAAGTGAAAGACATTATTGATAAATGTACTGTAACGGGTCTCTCAGCCAGATTACAGTTGAAGGAGTATAAACGAGTATGAACTCAGAAATTAGGGTAGTAAAATCAGATGGCACCAAAGTTGTCATTGATCTAGATAAAATTCATAAAATGGTAGAGAAGTCCTGTAGAGGTATTACAGGTGTATCAGAGTCATTAGTAGAAATGAACTCTGGTTTACAATTCTTCGATGGCATTACAACAAAAGAAATTCAAAAGATATTAATAAAAAGTGCAAGTGATCTCATTTCACTAGAGTCGCCTAACTATCAATTTGTGGCAGCTAGACTACTCTTATTCGCAATTCAAAAACAAGTTTTCAATACAAAGTGGAAAGATGCAGAAATCTATCCTACACTCAAAGAAATTATTGAAAGAAACATCGAGTCTGGTGTTTACAATCCTGATATACTCAATGCATATAATGAAGCAGAACTTAAAAAACTGAATTCATATCTAAGACATAGCAGAGATTTCGAATTTACATATGCAGGTTTACAACAGATTGTAGACAAGTACTTGGTGCAAGACAGAAGTAGTGGTGCAATATTTGAAACACCACAATTCATGTACATGTTAATCGCCATGACATTGTTTCAGAACTATGGTGACAAACGATTAGATTATGTAAAGAGGTACTACGATGCAATCTCACAATTCAAAATTAATATACCAACACCGATTATGGCAGGAGTTAGAACGCCGCTTAAACAATTTGCGAGCTGTGTTCTTGTCGATACAGGAGACAGTCTCGGAAGTATCTTTAGCTCTGACATGGCAATCGGACGATATGTCGCTCAGCGTGCTGGAATCGGAATCAACGCCGGCAGAATACGAGGGATTGGTTCAAAAATCAGAGGCGGCGAGGTGCAACATACAGGAGTTATCCCATTCCTTAAAAAGTTTGAGTCAACAGTTAGATGCTGTACACAAAACGGTGTCAGAGGTGGAAGCGCAACTGTACACTTCCCTATATGGCATCAAGAAATCGAAGACATCATTGTACTCAAGAATAACAAAGGCACTGAAGACAACCGTGTTAGGAAATTAGATTACTCTATTCAGTTATCTAAAATATTTTATGAAAGATTCCTTAAGAACGAAGATATTAGTCTCTTCTCTCCTCACGATGTTCCTGGTTTGTACGATGCATTTGGTACAGATGAGTTTGATGAACTTTACGAGAAATACGAGAGAGCGACTTCAGTACCTAAAAAGAAAGTAAGTGCTAGAGAACTTATTACCGATCTACTAAAAGAAAGAGCGGAGACTGGCAGAATCTATATTATGAATATGGATCATTGTAATAGTCATAGTAGCTTTAAAGACAAAGTAAACATGAGTAATCTTTGTCAAGAAATCACATTGCCTACAGACCCTATCGAACATATCGATGGTGATGGTGAGATTGCACTTTGTATATTAAGTGCGGTAAATGTAGGCATAGTGAAAGAAGAAGAAATGGAAGAACTATGTGATCTTGCAGTAAGAGGTCTTGAAGAGTTGATTGACTATCAAGAGTATCCTGTAGAAGCTGCTAGATTATCTACTGTAAACAGAAGAAGTCTAGGTATTGGTTACATAGGTCTTGCACATTTCTTAGCAAAGAACAAAGTAAAGTATGATTCACCTGAAGCATTACAACTTGTCCATGATCTTACAGAAAGATTTCAGTATTATCTACTGAAGGCAAGTAACACTCTTGCAAGAGAGAAAGGTGCCTGTGGTGATTTTGATAAGACAAAATACTCGCAAGGTATTTTACCTATCGATACATACAAAAAAGAAGTTGATGATCTTGTCAAACCAAAATACAAGTTAGATTGGGAAAAACTAAGAGAAGACATTCAAGTTGTAGGTCTAAGACACTCAACATTGACTGCTCAAATGCCAAGTGAATCATCAAGTGTTGTTAGTAATGCAACAAATGGTATAGAACCACCTAGAGATTATCTATCAGTCAAGAAGAGTAAAAAAGGTACACTGAAACAAATCGTGCCTCAATACTCACACTTGAAAAATAGTTATACTTTATTGTGGGATATGCCATCTAATGAAGGATATATAAATGTAGTTGCGGTAATGCAAAAGTTTTTCGACCAGGCCATATCAGGTAATTGGTCATACAATCCAGAAAATTACGAGAACGGTGAAGTTCCTGTTTCTGTAATGGCGAAAGATTTACTCAACACATACAAATATGGTTGGAAGACCTCTTACTATCAGAATACTATGGATGGTAAAGTTGAAGATGTAATTACAGACCCTAATTCAGCGTCTAACGATTATATTCCACCATTGACACATGAAGAAAGTGAGGAAGATTGCGATGCCTGTGCCATATAATGAAAGAAAAATAGAGTATATAAGACAAGATTTTTCTAAAGAAAAAGGTAAAAGAATTAAAGGTCATACTAACAAAGAGACATGGGCTCTTTGGAAGAATAGATATGTTGTTCTAAAGAACTTTATACCTAAAGACATTATAGAAATGACACTCAATACATGGCAGAGTGTCGAAATGCATCCAAACTCAGGTGATATCTTAAAACATGAAACAAAAGATATCACATATAAAAATCCTGAATCGTCTATTGGTCGATCAAAAGGTGGTTATTGTACACCGTGGGGCAATGCCTTACACAAATATGTACATGATAAACTAGATGATAAGATCGATATGGATTTAGGTATGACTTATTCATATACAAGAAGATATGACAGAGGTGCATATCTTGGTACACATGTAGACAGGCCTTCATGTGAGATCAGTGCAACACTATGTTTAAGTTATCAGACAGACGATAATACACCATGGCCTATATGGGTCAAAAACGATCAGAATTATTATTCTGCTACAGCAGAAAGAATTAAGAACGAGAGTCAAGATTTATCTCAAAGAGATCGGTTGAAAAACGGCTGTAGAAAAGTGTTGCTAGAACCTGGTGATCTATTACTGTACCAAGGTCCGAATATACCACACTGGAGAGACTATTTGTTAGGAGACTACAGTTACCATATATTCTTACATTGGTATAATAGAAACTCTGGATTGGCAGCTTTGCCGTCATGGGAAAAACCAGATCACCATGATAACTTAAATTTGCCAGGTGGCAATAGACATAGTTATCTTGAGTTAGATGGTAGAGAACATCATCTAGCATGTGACAATACTAATAGTCCAGGTTTTGCAAAACTCACTGAAGAGTATAACGAAAACTTACAGGCCTGTAGAGTAGGAGAAAATCCAGCATTCGAGAAGACATGCAATTATTTTGACGATTTTATTAGGGTAGAAAAATGACAGTTTTTAACAAGAAAAATATCGATTTTACAAAGAACAAGATGTTCTTTGGTGAAGAATTAAATACACAAAGATTTGATGACTTTAAGTATCCGATCTTTGATAAACTTACACAGCGACAATTAGGTTTCTTCTGGAGACCTGAAGAAGTATCTCTACAAAAAGATAGAGCAGACTATTTACAACTCAACGATGCACAAAAACATATCTTTACATCAAACTTAAGATATCAAACCCTTTTAGATTCAGTTCAAGGCAGAGCACCATCCATAGCATTTTTACCCTTTGTGACTTTGCCTGAACTCGAATCTTGTATCATCACATGGGATTTCATGGAAACAATCCATAGTAGATCATATACACATATTATAAAGAATGTTTATGCAGACCCTAGTGATATATTTGATACAATTATAGATGAGCCTGCAATTATCAAAAGAGCAGAAATGGTCACTGAGAAGTATGATAAATTCATAGAATTAGGTAGACGAAGATTACTTGGCCTAAAAGTAGACGATTATGACCTATATAAAGCTTTATACCTTGCACTCATATCAGTAAACATATTAGAGGGTATTAGATTCTTTGTCTCATTTGCCTGTAGTTTTGGTTTTGGTGAACTCAAACTCATGGAAGGCAGTGCAAAGATCATATCATTTATTGCGAGAGACGAGGCTCAACACCTTGCAGTATCGCAACACATTCTTAAGTGTTACAAGAATCATGAGAATGATAAACTCATGAACAAAGTAATGAAAGATTGTGAGAAAGAAGTTTATGCAATGTACGAAGATGCTGTACAACAAGAAAAAGAATGGGCAGAGTTTCTATTCAGAGAAGGTTCAATGATAGGTTTATCAGTGCCTTTACTTGGTCAGTATGTTGAGTATATTGCTAATAAGAGGTTGAGAGCGATTGGTCTAAATCCAATCTATGATATCTCTAGTGTAAATAATCCTTTACCATGGACTAAACATTGGTTTAACAGTAGAGGATTGCAAAACGCACCTCAAGAAACTGAAATTGAATCATATGTGATAGGAGGCATTAAGCAGGATGTGACAGACGACACATTCAACGACTTTAAATTATAATGGAATTAGGATTGATAATGGCGATCAGTATATTGGCTCTCGCAGCTATATACGGATTATTAGTAAGAAACTTAGAAGGCACGAAAGGTATCGAGAGAAAACCATTTTATGGCAAATACTCAGGAAAGATACACACTGCCAAAAAAAGTAGGGAGAAACATATAGTATGAAAAGACCAAGTTTATTTCGAAGATTTACGATGTGGGTAGTCGATTCATGGCGTGTTGTCATGGATGCAAGATACAATCCACTCAAGTACATACCTGACCCTAGTTTACAAACATACTTTACACTAGTATTGTTTACAATGTGGTCAGTTTATTTTGGATTTCTAGCAACTTATTATATGGGTTGGTTAGGATATGATATCGTTTTAAGTATCATTATTCACATGGCAGTATTACTGCCTATTGCATTTACTAATGCAGTATTTAAAGATGCAGAACGAGACGGTGCCAGATGGTTACGAAACTGGAGAACAGAACAAGAACAATGGCACTTCTGGAAGAACAGACCTTCTACAAAAGGTAAGAACATTATTATGTGGGACATAGACAGAGAGGCATAATGAAAGGTTATATTTTCATTATTTGTTTGTTTATGACTGGCACTATTGCTATGGCCTATAACAACTTAGAGTACAAAGGGTACGAGAGAGCACAAGCTTGTTATGGTGAATGTTACGAAGAATATCTCAGAACACACGGAACAGTAGTAGAACAATTACAGAGACAACAAGCGGCCGCTGCTCAAGACCC